CTTTTTTTATTTTTTTTTTTTGAAATTCTTCAAGTTCACGTCTATGTTCTTGTTCTTCTATTATCAAATGTTCTAATATTTTTTTAAGTTCGGGAGAAGCATCTGCAAGCTGTCCTTGATATTCGTCAATAGCAGCTTGTTCAAGTTCTATGTCTCTTTTTATAATTTCATAGTCTCTTACCTTTTTTACATTTTTTGCATTATTTTCTATATCTTCTATTGAAATTTTTTTAAAGTTCACAAAACTCATTTTTTACTCCTACACTAGAAAAAATTACGCCCAGTAGGAACGTGTCTCCATTTGAGCATTTGTGGACTAATAAATAAAGCTTTTAAACTTCCAACTGCTCGAGGAATTGGACGTATATTATGTTTAATCTCTTTTCTTAAATTATTAAAATCTTCTTTTAAATCCTTTAATCTAGATTCAAAAGCAGCAGATAAGTCTGGAGGAGTCCAACTCTGACCTTGGTCTTCAAAACTCATAGCCTTTGCTTTTTCTAAAAGAATTAATTTAGGAAGGACGTTAATTAAAGTACCCATAGTTAATAAACTTTTAAATTCATCAGGAATATTACCATACGTATAAGAAGTAAAAGTTGGTGTTGCGTTAATAGTACTTAAAGCTTGATCCATTGCTATTTTATAATTATATATTGAAATTTGTTCGCTGACTTTTTTTAATTTATCATTGAACATACGAAGGTCATCTCCAATCATAGCTCTAGCTTCTTCTATAACACGAAGGCCAAAAGGGTGCAAATTAGTTACAGCGTCAGAAAGTTGTCCTTCTTCATAAATTGGAGGACTACCAGAAGGAGCAATATTTTCTACTGCAGCAACCCAATAAAATAAATCTAAAGCTTGTCCTGCATACCAAGCTTCTATATCTCTATAAACTATAAATTTTTTTCCATCTACAGTTTTATAATTATAGGGGGGCCAAATTTCTTTTACATCAGTATCTCTATAAAGACGATAGTAAGACGCTCGTGGGTCTTCTTCCCACCATAAAGTCACACATAATGTATCTCTAGAAAGTGGTTCATAATCAGCATCAAAATTTGTAGGTGCAGGTAACATATTACCACCTAGTTGTCGTATTTTTTTATTAAATTTAAATTAATAGTACTAGCAAATAACCCGATTTTTTGAGCATATTTCTTTTTTATAACGGCACGTATCGCAAAAGGTATATAAACCGGAGCATATTTATAACCAAAATATGGAGGTTTCATTTGATTTTTAAAAGAAGTTACTAAATTTTGAATTTCAGGTTTATTAAAGTCAATATCACCTTCTCCTATTTGTTCATAAATTTGTTTTATTTGTGTAACAGGCATTTTACTTACCCATTCTTCTGCCATTTTAGATATGGTCTTTTTTATAGCTTCAAAAAGAGCAAGATTCATAGTTTCAAATTTTAACTCTTTATCTACATTTTTCTTAAACTTTGACATGCTCCAAATTCCATTTTTAATCTTTTAGAGGGTCAGAGAAAACTCTGACCCTCACCTGAAAGGAGGTGCTTCTATAATAAGAAAGAAGCAGGAGCCGAGTCTATTTTTAGACTCGGAAATATAAGTGCTATCCGTAGGGCCCCTCCCTAAAAGAGGTCCCTACGGATTTTTAAATTAAAAGTCTATTCTTATGCAGATACAATTAATTTGCTAACGCCTTTGGGGTTAAAACAAGCCATTCCTACGAGCATAGTAAAGGCCCAACCAAAACTCGTCTCCCATGGAATATCAGCAGGAATAACTTCTATATCCTGGTACACTGGCATAACACCAACGTAATCAGGGTCAGAAGTACATAATACTGTATTATGAGGCATTTTCTTTGTTACATAAATGTTTTGTCCATGTAACTGAGCAACAAGGCCTGTGTCTATAACCTGTTTTAAGGTTACAAGATCTAATTCTTGTGTTCCCCACTGTTTAATATCTGCGTATCTATAGATTGAAAAGAACATTGAAACAGCAAATAAATCGTGCTGCTCGATCGCTCTTGCAAGTTTTACTAAGTCTTTTCTTTGAATATAACCTAACTGGTTACCAGCAGATGAAGTATCAATAGTTACTGCTGAATTAATCAAAGTAGAAGCTGTATTTAATAAATTGATAATATATGTATCTTCAGCTTCTTGCATAAACTGTCTTGTCCTAACTTGGATACGATCGATTATGTTAAATCTACGAATTTTTACTTCACGCAGCTTTACAGTCGGATTTGCTGCGATTTCAAAAACTGGAACCATGATACGTTCCCCGACTATCCTTGTCTGAGTAATTGCTGACTGAGAAGCAATTGCTTCAGCGGATATTTCTTCTGTATCCCGATCATAAATCGGAATAGCACCTGCGCCTAATGGATCTACTTTTAAAGCGCGTCTCATAACACCCTTGTATTCCAAGAATGTTTTTAATGGACTAGCCATTGCCTGGCCAATTACTAACCTTACGTTTGGTGAAGCAAATTTATTTATTAGGTGATTTTTTTCTTCTTCAGAAAACAAAGACGATACTCTTTCATCATAAGTGGGTTGTTCGTTTGCTACTAAGTATTTGGCAATTCTTGCCATTGCGTCCGATCTGTCAAATGCATTGATGTTTCCATCTTTGCCGAAAGACACGTCCGCTCTTTTATCAAATCCTGTTCCTGTTTTAATTATTTGCATAGTTAATTACCTCCACTTATGCCAAAGATAATCTCATAAGGAATTGCACAACCTCTGGTTTTGGCTGTGAATGCCCAAGAGTTGTCTTTGTTTCTGCGTTCCAATTTGTTGATGGAACTTTTGTAATAACACCAACTGCTGTTGTATTTAAAGAAGAAGAAGTAAAAATACCACCTGTTTTTGCATAAAGTTTGCTACCAGTTGAATAAGTTACGTAAGGATCATATTGATCAGACTCATAAATTCCGTCCATAAACCAAACACCAACTAATTGTGAAGCTGCTGTACTATTGTTATTGAACATATCAGAAACTGTAGTCATACCCCTATCCTGAGTAGCTGACTTCACATATGTGTAGTCAAGTTGTAAAGTGACTGAATATGTTCCTGGTGTAAGACCGCTTCCAGTTACTGTGTGCGTAAGCGTACCATCTTCTGTTAAAGTAAAAGTTGATGTTGCACCGCTTAACGCAGACGGAAGTGTTACTGTCCAAGAAGCTGGTGCAGAAGCAGCTGAAAGTAAACTATCCGACGCAATTGTTCTGCCAAGTGAATATGAAGCGCTACCACCTGAAGCTGTAACAGTGATAGAATAAGTAATCACTTGGTTCTGAATTTTGGCTGTAATTTCCGATATTTTATCATCGTCTCCGATACCTAAAGGCTGATTACTACCTCTTTCAGTTGTAGCATACGCATCTGAATTTAGCCATAAAAACGTGCCGCGTTCAAATGAAATGCCACTAGCAATCGGAAAACTTGCGGGTTTGTTTACAGCCATTACTGGTCTAAAATAACCCATTAAAAATACCTCCTATTATTAAGTATGAAGCCATTATATATAGGCTTTGTCTTTATTCCTACACACTTTTCTTATTTTTAAACTCACTTTCTCAGTCAAAGTAAGTTTTCAAATTTAAAAAGCTTCAGAATTTAGACAAGTAAACTGCTTGGAGTCAACGAGTAGTATTACTATACCTACTCTCACCAAGCGTTAATTCCCCACGTTCCGTGGGTATTTTTTAAATTAAATCCTCCGGTTTTAAAACCGGTTTTGATTCTTGTCCTAAATTCAAACCTTGTAAATCAACGCCTGAATCTGCTGGAACTTTTCCATCAGACAATGCTTCATCAAACAAACCTTCTTTAAAAGCTTGTTTTAATAAATGAAGTGCGTTTGCTAAATGAGCTTTCGTTACTCTGCCATTTGAAGATTTTATATCTTCTCCGTTCATAGCAACAACGTGCCTTCCATCAATCCATCCAGCTATGATATTACCATATTCATCTGGACGAGGTAAAACTGCAACTTTAAATCTTCCGTCTTCTAATTCTGTTGTTGCTACTATATTTTCAGTTGAATCCATAAATGCTCTGAATGTTTCTTCATCCATTTTCATAAAGTTATCTACTTGACGGTCAAAAGCTTCTCTATCTCCTTCTTTAATTAAACCTTTTTTCACCATATTTTGAGTAGCTTCTATAGCAAATTTCATTCTTGTTGCACCATTAATATAAGCTTCTTCTTTAGAAGCATATGCATTTTTTGTATCTTTTGTTAAATTTTCGTGTTCTTTTACGATTTCCTTCTGTGTATATTCTTTTGTGAGCTGTTTTGCATATTCAGGCCCAAATGCTAATTTATAAACTTCTTCAGCTGACATAACACCAGTACCTGCCGCTGTTTTAACTATTTCTCCAATAAACTCCGCAACAAGTTTTCCTGTTGGTTTTTTATTAACAAGGGTTTCAAATTGTTTCTTTAATGTTTCCCAAGTCATAAATTTCTTTCCGTCCTGAGTTATATTTCCTTTATTATGCCCGCCCATTTGGTCTAAACTAAAACCTTTAGTAACGTCATAATCACCTTTTGAACTTCTATCAGCTCCTAACTTTTTTAAAGCCTCTGCTATAACTGAAGCCTTCTTTTTCTCTTTTTCTTTTTTTTGTCCTTTTGTCTCTTCTTCTTTTGTCTCTTCTTCTTTTGTCTCTTCTTCTTTTGTCTCTTCAACTTCCTTCATAGGTCCTGGGGCTGTTTCAGTAGGAACAACTGAAACTTCTTCAGTTTCCTCTATAAGAGGAGTAGTACCCGGCATTTCACTACCAGATGTTACCATAGCTACAAGTTGATCAACTTTTGCTTGAATGTCTGGATCATCAATAGCAGCTTTAATTTCTTCTGCAAGCTGATTTGCTTCTGGTTGGTCACTCTGACCTTCCATTGCCAATCCTATATCACTTATTGGAGAAAGAGCTTCTGCTGCTTCAGAGATTTCTTCTGAAGCTTCTCCTATATCAGATTCTACTGCTTTTTCAGCTGTTTCAATAGCTTGTTCGGCTTTTTTAAAAAGAGAAAAAATTGAACTTATTTTTGTCAATTTTCCGAGACCTTCTTTAAGAGAAGCATAAATCCCCTTAAGAGTTTCAAGCTTTATCCTTTCATTTGTTTTTACTTCTGCTGTTTTAATAGTAGAGGTATACTCAGTAGCAAGTTTATCAAATGTGTCTCCAAGTAAATTTCTTGCTGCAACTTCAATTCCATTCTCTTTAATATCCTCTTCAATTAATTTACCAAATTCTGGACTTTTTAATTCTGCAAGGGCTTCTGGGCTGATTGGATGATTATTTGTAATATCTTCCACAGACGCAATAACAATCGGAACACCAGTTGCTTTTTCAGATATAACCCAAGCATTTGATGCATTAGAAAACTTAACAGATATTTTTTCTGCTGCCCTTAAATACTCTTCTCTCTTTTTCTGTAATTCTTTCGTTCTTTTTTCTTGTTCACTTTGACCTTTTTTAGCGTCAGCAAGTTCTTTGTCTAAAACTTCGTTGTCCCACTGGTCATGTTTTGGAACAAAAGATTCTCTAAGATCTGCAGGAGCTTTCGTATTATGTTTATCTGTTCCGGCAGTCTTCTGAGATGGAGAAAGTCTTTTCTCCGGATCAATCTTCTTTTCAATTTGACTCATTCTTTTTTCCTCCTCTGATTTAGATTGTTCAATATATTTTTCATCATCGTTAAAAACTTTTGCTGCTTGAGGATCTGTTTTCGCCTTCTCACCAGTTCCTAAAAAATAAGAATTTTTTAGAACACCTTCTACAAACGCTCCGTAATGAGGAAGGCGTTTTTTTAATTCCTCAAGGTCTTTCGTAACAAAATCCATTGGATTAACCTCCGTAGTTTGTTGGCTAGCTGTTTTTACCGGCAAGCTCGCCTCAAAATTTGATATATTAGCTAAAATTATATTTTGATCTAAAGGTAAAAAATCTGAATTTTTTACCCGGGTTACAGCTTCATCATAAGACATTTCTCCACCTTTAAGTGTTTCTATGAGTGCTTTTTCAAAAATTTCTCGCTCTTTTAAAAGAGCTTGTTTTTGCATTTGAGCTGCTTCTTCCGGGTTTGCTACGGATCTGCATTCTAAAAAATTAAAAATTTTAGAAATCTTATTTTTTAATTCCTGATTCATCAATTTCTTTCTCCTTTTTCTTTACTTCCTCAGAACATTCACACGGATTTTTACCACACTTCTGACAAATATGAACTTCACTAACTTTAGCAATTTTTCCGTCTTTGACATCCATTATTTTAATAATAGTACTGTCCCCAATTTTTGAAAACATTATAAACTCCAATTTACACGAGGAAAGTTTTTAAATTGCTTTGCTATTTCTATTTCAAGAACTTCTCCACGAGATCCTTCAACCAAAGTTTTTATCAATTCTTCAAAATCTTTACTAACCCTTAAAAGATCTTCAAAAGTCACCATAGGTTTATCTGAAGGTTTATTGATTTTTATAGCCTTCCAACCCAAAGGTTTTGGAAAACTACGTTCCATCATAACCAAACTTTCTCCGTTACTAGGAAATTCCTTATCAAGATATATACCAAAACCCATCCCCTGTTGGTTTGGGCTAGTTGGCATCTCGTCCATAACTTCTGAATGTCTTTTCAAAGAATTAATTGTGTATAAAGCCAATTTGAATCTCCTAGGTTAAATTTATCTCTATATATTATTAGGGGTATAG